CCGCATTCCTATGGAGCGGGCGTCCTGCTGGAGAACAAGCCTTGTGAAAGTTTTGTCTTTAGTACTCATGATTATATCATCACCGACAGCCTTGAACCACACATCGGTATCTTCTATGTGACGTCGTCTCATTGAGAGCCAGACCCACATAATTGTGCACAATGTGTTATCACTGGACGTCAAAAAGTGTCCGGACGGGTTGGCATTTATTTGGACCAAGTGACCCTTAACATTGGTCCAACCACAGTAAGCCTGGTCATAGTACCTCTGAATCTCACTGTGACAAGATTCAGGCAAATAATACTTTCGAAAATCACACAACAATTCTGCAAAGACCAAAGGAAAATGAGCGTCATGTTGATTTCCATCCCCACTCAACCAATTGTTGGAGAACGACACACACTCACGCCAAAGTTCTATGGATTCCCGTCCGGGACACTGTAGACCTAAAGCATAAGGGGTCATTCGTCGTGATTCCATCAGAGCGCAGTTCATAGGACCAAACAAGCTGACACCTTTTAAAGTGTGAGCAATAGACCCAATACGAAAGAGTCGAGCATCTTTACCTATCGGGCGTAGTTCGTCCTTCAACTTGCTCTGGAAAATCTGACAACAAGAGCCGAAATGGTCCATCAAATCCTGAGGGCTCAATTTCTTGAGCACCGTCTCCTTTGTCGGACCATAAAGTTGAGTATAGGGGTGACCAGGCGAAGCCGAGCCGACGAGCCATTGGGCTGCAATATCTGGAGTTAAAACTTGGCACTTTCCTACTAAATAGGGGCCAAATACAGAACAAAGTTTAGAAAAAATAAAATCATACTCAAAACCGCTAATAGCATACTGGTCATGTTCAAACTTATTTACACCATTAAAAAGAGATACGTCGTTAAGCGGAGCGGGAGCCTCTTCAGGGCTTCCCGGCCACGCCCAGGTCCCGGCCGGTATCAGCTTGGTCGGCTGATACGGTCCGCTTCCCACTCCCATCACTGGAAGCCACGCGCTTTCTCCTCCTATTTTTGGAACGTCCAGTTCCTTTCGGCTCATTCGTTTGAACAGACTCGTTTGCCACAGAGGGAGACTGCCCATCCACTTTGCTATCGGTGCAGGGATCTTCTCTAACTTTTTGGCAAGAGGTAGCTGCCAAGGGAGTGGCACGGTTAGCGAGCTTCTTATTTTGGGAAGAACCCCGAAATAAGTCCATCAATT